GGTACGAAAATGAATTTTATACAGTGTTACCCATCTGTATTTTTAAAAAGGGCAATTAGTGAGGAACGAACTAAAATAAAGAGAATGAGTAAGAAATATAATGTTATTTATGCTGACCCAGCTTGGGAACAAAAAGCAGGTAGACCATTAAGTGGTGGCTACAAAAAAGAAAACGGTGTGCAAGTATTTAATCCTAAAAGCGATAAATCTGCAGACTTACCCTATAATACAATGAAGTTTGAAGATATTGTAAACTTACCTATCAAAAAACTAACTGATGATAATTGTCATTTGTATTTATGGGTTACAAATAAATATTTAATGAAAGCAGAACAAGTTATAAAATCTTGGGGTTTTAAGTACTCTACTACTTTAGTTTGGTGTAAAAAACCAATAGGAAGTGGAATGGGTGGAACATTTAAAGTATCTACTGAATATTTGATTTTTGCAACTAAAGGCAAAGTTAATGAATTGGTAAATGAAAAAATAAATGGCACTTGGTTTGAAGAAAAAAGACAATACGTAAATGGTTATCCTTGCCATTCTAAAAAACCAGACTTCTTTTATGAGTTAATAGAAAAAGTATCTAAAGGTAGTAAATTGGAATTATTCTCAAGAAATGAGCGTAAAAATTGGGATGCTTGGGGAAATGAAATAGAAAATTCAATTACGATTGAGTAATAACGCAAGAGTGGTTGCCCTTTTTAAAAATATTGTGGGTAACGGACGAGTGTATGAAATGTAGCCCATACACAGGTGTTCGGAATTATTACAAAACTTAATTAGGCTATTTTTTATACACATTGTTAGCGTTTCGTTTTTTTTTTAGCGTTGGCATTAATAACTAAAAATATTATGGCAGTAAATGTAAAAACATTAAAAGTAGGTGATTTGGTTTCTGAAATTGAAAACCACACAAACCTAAACGAAAAAAAATATTGCATACACGAGGTAACTTTTATAAGACCATACCCACATGGAAAATATATGGAAATTGGTTTGAGTGGTTATACTGATGAAGATAGAGAAACTGAAACATTTAATGAATTTGATGTTTATGAATTACCGCTAAGTGTGGAGTTGGCAAATGAACGCTAACACCAAGATAAAAAACCGTTTTAATGGTTTTTATCGACTGTTGAAGAGCGTATGACACAGCTTGAAAAGCGAGTAATATGCGTTAATTTTTAAAAAAATATACTTAGAAGAAACAAACAATAAATGCAAATATCAACCGAAATACAAAACTCAATACCATTTCAATATGCATCAGATGTAAAGTCTGGTAAAATTGTTACAGGTCTACGCATTCGCCAGGCAATAGATCGTTTTTACAATCTAATAGAATCTGCAGATGCAAAAGGGTATTGGTTGGATCATAAAAAAGGCTTTGCAGTTATTAAATTCTTTGAAAACTTCCTTCATCATACAAAAGGAAAAACAGCAGGCCAACCATTTCTGTTGTCTCCATATCAGCAATTTACATTATATAATTTATTTGCTTGGCAAACTACAAACGAAGAAGGAAAATCAATTCGTTTAATCAGAAACGTCTACCAAAAAGTTGGAAAGAAAAACGGAAAAACAGCAGAACTATCTGGCGTTGGTTTATTTGTAAAAGCGTTTGATGGTGAAGAAGGCGCAGAAGTTTATGTAGGAGCAACAAAAGAAGAACAAGCAAAACTATGTTTTCAGCAAGCATGTGATTTTATTTTAAAATCTTCATTGCTTCAAACAATAGGATATAAGGTTTATCAGAAAGAAATAAAATTTCTTCCAAAATCTGCATTTATGAGGCCTTTGGGTGGTGATTCTAAAACGCAAGATGGTATTAACTCGCATTTAACAATTATAGATGAATATCATGCGCATAAAGACGATTCTGTTAAAGAAAATTTAGAATCATCATCTGCAAGTAGATTGCAGCCTATTACCTACACTATTACAACTGCTGGAACAAATGTACATGGAGTTTGTAAAAACTTTGAAGATAGTTGTATTAATATTCTGGAAGGAGTTGCAGAAGATGATACGTTTCTAATCATGATTCATAATTTAGATGAAGATGATGATTGGCAAGATCCAAAAAATTGGATAAAAGCAAATCCGAATTTAGGAACCACAGTTACTTTAGATTTTTTACAAAAGGAATTTAAGAAAACCGAAAATCAACCTTCTAAAATACCAAACTTTCAAACCAAACATTTAAACATGTGGGTAGATGCGCCAACAGTTTGGGTAGAATCTAAGTATTGGGATGCCTGTATGGTGCCAATTAAGCAACAAAACTTTGCAAAACTAGGAAATTGCGGTGGTTTAGATCTTAGTTCTACTACAGATTTAACTGCTTTTGCCGTAGTTTCTGAGCCAGATGCAGAAGGTTTTAGAGATTTAGAGGTATGGTGCTTTTGCCCTTTAGATACTATAGAAAAAAGAAGTAAAGAAGATAGGGTTCCATATAGATATTGGGCCAGCCTAAAAAGAGAAAACGCAAAAGATGCTAAAGATACTTATCTAATAGCTACTGCTGGAAACATGGTAGATTATAATATTGTTTTTAATAAAGTAGTAGAAATAACTTCAGAACGAAAAACCAAACATGTAGAATATGATCGCAAGTTTTCTGCAGGATTAATTGCTCCATTGCAAGAAGCTGGAATAGAATTATCACCTTTTACGCAAACATTAATGAATTATACAAGCCCAACAAAAGAACTAGAGCGCCTTTTAATGTCTGCAAAACTACGAGTAGGTAAAAATCCTATTTTAAAATGGATGTTATCCGGTGCTGTTCCAATGTATAATTCAAATGAAGATTTAAGACTAGACAAAGATAAATCTACAAAGCGTATTGATGGCATTATAGCTTCAATTATGGCGTTGGCCGGTACCTTATCTGAAGAAAAAGAAAATAAAGACAGTAAATACAATGATCCAACTATAGAAATAACTTTTTAAATCCTTTTAAAACACTATGCAACAAACTCATCAACAATTTATTAATGCCTTAGATGCTAAAATTTTACAGTTAGCTAGAAAACTAGGTACTACAGCTGGCTTCTTTGAGTACTGGTTTCAGATTTTGCCTAAATGTGAAAGCCATAAAGCAGCCTTTGAGTTGGCAAACTTTTTACACTATAAGATTTTTGAAGTAGATAAATATACTTCATTAAGTTCATTTCAAAATCAAAAAACAAGATACCTAAAAAATTTAAAATCATGAAAAATATACAAGACAAAAAAGTAGTAGCGGTTATAGATGCCTTTTTAACTATAGAAGAAAATACAGTGCCTGGTATTCATAGAAAGTTAAAAGCCGATGGTATAGATCTTTTGCAATCTACTGTTAGTGCTATTTTAGATAAATACTTAAAAAATAGAACTATAAATGGATGATTTAAAATTATACACAATTGTGTTTGTTGGTTTTTTGGTTATGTTTTTAACCTCTTTACTTCTAGAGCTTACTTTGTTTAAAAATTTAATTAGGCAAGTTTTGGTTGTTTTATTTATGCTAGTAGAGTTAATTTTTATAGTACTAATTTTTAAAGATCAGTTTAATGATCGGAAAAACTAAATTATGAAAATAAGCGAGGAACAGATTTTTGTTTTAACCAACCCATTTTTTTGGCTTTGGGCAATAATACTATTTGTAATGCACTTAATTAGAAAAACTCTTGATGTTACAGGAATATACGATTGGTATTATGTACTCTTTAAGTTTCGCAAAATGAGCAAAAGTGGAAAAGAACAAATGGTTTTTATAATGGACAAAAAAGCGATAAAGTTATTATGGTTAAAACGAAAAGCGTGGGAGTACGCAACAAACCTTATTAAAAAGGAAACTACGCTTTAATTTTTGTTATACATAGTTGGCAACATTGTTTTAATATGGGCCAATGTATATGTATAATGAAAGTTCATCTAATAAATAAATAACCAAAATAAACACGCAATAATTATGAAATTAAAAATAGAGATCACTAAAAAAGAAAAGCATTTTTTATATACTTTTTTATGCTTTGTTTTTTTAGTGTTAAATATAGTTGGAGGTATAATGATAAGTGTGGAAATATTTAAAGACACTAATAGTTTCGGATATAACACAACATTGGTTTATACTACTTTAAGTTGCTTTTTCTATTACTATGTAATGTTTAAACGAAATAAAGCATAAACATAGTTGGCAAATCGTTTTAATGTTCTGCCAACGGAATTGTGTAAGATTTCGTTGCGTATA